GATTTGAATGCTGGTTAAAATTGTAAAAACTACTCCGGGAAGTCCTGATGGAATACACGTCAAGAAGTATGAGGCGGGGCAGTCCTATGAATTGCCGGAGAATCTGGCCCAGACTTTTGTTGGCATGGGCGTGGCAGAGATAATTATTGAAGAGGTTGAGCCAGAAAAGAAGTCATCTGGAGCAGCCCCACAAAATAAATCTGTGGCCCCCTCTCAGACCAAAGAAGATGAGGATGAGTATATCAACAAAATAATGGATGATGCCAAAAAACAAACTCTCAAAAAGGACACTGATTCAAAAGGACGGAATAGAGGAGAATAGTCATGATTGAACGCAGGGAATTACCTCAAAAAGCAAATAGAGTTTTTTCTATCACGAGTGGTCCAGCCGTTGAGCCGGTCACTACTGATGAGGTAAAATTATTTGCCCGCATTGACGGGTCTGAGGAGGATTCCCTGATATCTTCATTCATTACAGCAGTGCGCGGGGCTATTGAGCAGTATACGTGGAGAGCGTTGATTGAACAGTCTTGGAGAATGTCCATTGACTGGTGGCCCGGAATAGAAGTGGAACTGCCCCGTGCACCGCTACTCTCTGTGGATGGGGTGTATACGGTTGATGAAGAGGATACACGAACAGAATATGATGCAGACAATTATTATGTAATGACGGTTGCAGAGCCGGGAAAGCTGGTTATTAAAGACGGGGCAACCCCCCCAACCAATGAGGATAGACAAGTGGGGGGATTCCAAATTGATTTTACATGTGGGTATGGATCAGTGGCTACATTAGTGCCTGAGCAGTTGAAGCTGGCAATCAAAATGTGGGCAACGGTGGTATATGAAACAAGGGCCATGTCAGATGAACCGCCTCCACACGTGATATCAATGTTACAGCCCTTCAGAATAATATGGTATTGATATGGGATATATTGCCTCCAAATTAAAGCAGAGGATTCAAATACAGACCCCAGTACAGACTCCGGGAGGCCGTGGGGAACTGGCCCTGTCTTACGAAATAATATTGAATATTTGGGCTGAGCTAATCCCTGTGAGCAGTAGAATGACAGCTTTTGTAGATGCTATTCGTGGACAAAACGCTAATACTATAGATACAGTGACCCATAATTTCCGGGTCCGGTATGAGGCCGTCAAATATTTGGGGAAGCAATTTGGGAAGGGATTCGGGCCGGGATTTGATTCTATTGAGGACTTGGCACCACTGAAATCAGAGTATTTTGTATTCATGCAGCGGGGTAGTACCATCAAGGGTCGCAGATTCAGAATTAGGACCATTGAACGGGACGATCAATTCAGAGAATTTATAAGGATTGGTTGTCAAGAGATTGAAGAGACCGGGACTGGATATCAAATTGCAAGGGAATGGTGATGATAGAAGTTAATATTCAACGAGATGGGGCAAGGATTGGTTTAAAGGTCCGGGATATGAGTTTGGATATGCTCCGTAGTATTGACAAGTCGTTATTTGTTGCCAGTCAATTACTTAGAAACAGAATTGTCCGATCTATGACCAATACTCCCAGGGCTAACTGGCAGTATCGGCGCGGCTCTGTCACTCATAGGCCGTCTGCCCCCGGATACCCACCAGCAAGAGATACCGGGGAATTGGTACGGGCAATTATTGCAGATGCTGGTCACGGAAAAATGGAAGTTGGAGCAGAAGCCGGGGCTACATATGCCAAATTTCTGGAAACTGGAACCAGTACCATGAAAGCACGTCCATGGTTGGTCCCAGCTTGGTATCATGAAAAGGACAATGTTCATCGGGAAGTCATGACTGGAATAATGGAAGCAATCCGCAGAAATGGAGGGGGAACATTATGAAACTTGGTCCAATTGTATTGTTATTGAGGTTGGCAGATACCAGATTTCACAATCTCATTGGGGGGGCTGTAGATATGGAAACAGCAACCCGATACACATTAAAAAATGAGGCTGCTTTTGTAATTCCTTTGGATGAGGATTCCCCGGACAATGGATATGATAATATCATCAACCAAATATTGACAGAGCGTTTTGGGATTGTGGTAGCAATTAAAAATGACGCATATCAGGAGGACAAAACGGGACTGTCTGCCCATGATCAATTGCATGATGTACGGAATGAGATTTTTAAAGCAATTTTGGGCCGGGATTTTGCTACATCTGAATCTATCATTTATTACCGTGGTGGGCAATTGATGGTTGTTAATGGGGGCTGGCTATGGTATATGTTTAAATTTGAATTCAAAAGTCGGTTACTTACTACTGTGGATGGAATAGTTCATTCTGGCTTGTCTACCAAAGAAGTTTTGAGCATTAACACAGTGGAGGAGGCTGACCCGGATAATGAAAATAGTCCATTAAATCCAAATAACAATTCTGGTATGGATGCACAAGGGAATATTGATCCAAATTCCCTGCCTACTCTGGACCGCATGTATATTCAATATCTCAATGGTAAGGACATTCGATTGTATGATGGGACATTGGGAGATATTCCTATTAAAGATGGTTTCCCTGACGTGACCATCCCAGATATTGGACAATGGATTGATTTTACCGAGAACCCAAATGCTGGGGCATTCTGGAGGGCATTTTCAGATGCTTTTAAGCGATTTGAAGAATAAAGAAGGAGAGTGGTGATATGGGAGCAGAAGAAAAATTTTTAATTCCCTGTCCCGGTCAAAAAGTTCGTGACCCAATGAGCATGAATATTTTACCGGAGGCCGGGGCAGTAAAGTCTTGGATTGGTCCTGAAGGCAGGTATTGGAGGAGACGGGTGAATGATGGTTCTGTTGTTATTGGAACTGCCCCTGTTCCAAAATCTCAGGAACCCAAATCAGCAGCACGAATACAGAAGTCCATTATTGCAGAGGAGGAGGATGAATAATGTTAACCTTCAATAATATTCCAAACACAACCAGAACTCCTGGCATATTCACGGAGATCGACAATTCACGGGCATTGCAGGGGCAAGTCCCCAATCCGTACAAGGTCCTGATAATTGGGCAGAAAGTCAGTGAAGGTAGTGCAGAACTCGACACATTGTATCAATTGACCAGTGATGGACTTGCCAACGGATATTTTGGACCGGGTTCTATACTGGCACGTATGGCCAATATTTTTAAAGAAAATAACAAGTTGACAGAATTATATGCCGTGGCAATTGGTGATCCTGCAGGAGGCGTTGCTGCTTCCGCAACAATTAAATTTTCTGTGGCACTGTCTGCAACTGGGTTCTCTTTGTCGGGCACGGCTCCAATAAATCTTATGCTGAATGGTATTCAAATCAATGAAACTCTGTATAGTGGATGGAGCACTACTGACATAAACAGTGCGGTTCAATCTACCATCAATGCAGATTCAACTTTGCCCATGAAAGCATCAACAAATGCAGCTTCAGCACTAAACCTTATTGCCGCTCAAGTGGGGTCGCAAGGTAATTATTTGGATGCCCGGTTTAACTATTATGATGGGCAAAGTCATCCAACTGGTTTTGGAGATTCTGCACAAATTATTACTTTTGCTGGAGGGGTTGGTGTCCCGGATATTGGCGACACTTGGGCAGTCATAGACGGCCAGCAATTTCATTGTATTATTCAGCCTTATGTGGACTCAAGCAATCTGGGGGAAATTGAAACTGAACTCGCAGAGCGTTTTGGCCCAATGGTCGACCTCTGGGGACATGGTTTCACATTTGTCAGAGGAAATCTGGCCAGTTGCACTGCATTGGGAATGACTCGGAACAGTCCCCACAATACAATTATGGGCAACTATGATTCCCCGTCTGCTCCTGAAGAATGGGCTGCGGCACTGGGGGCAATTGCTTCTTTTAATTTGAATCAGGACCCGGCCCGGCCTCTACATTATTTACAGTTGAAAGGAGTTGTTCCTCCTCCAAAGTCCAGTAGATTTACACGGGCCGAACGGGATATATTACTATATGATGGCATTGCTACCAACACGTATGATGATGTTGGAAATCCTTTGATTGAACGGTGTATTACCACATACCGGACAAACGCATTGGGAATTATTGACCCATCATATCTGGATATTCAAACATTGGCTACCCTGGCTGAAATTCGGTATCAGTACAAGGCCCGGATGGTAACCCGGTTTATTCTCCCCAGATTCAAATTAGCAGATGATGGATTTCCGGCAGACCCCGGTACATATGTGGTCACTCCCAAAACATTAAAACAGGAAATTATCGCTTTGTTTGCAGAATTGAGGGATGCCGGACTGGTTGAAAATCTGGATGATTTTATCTCCAATCTTATTGTGGAGAGGTCTACTAATGATGTGAACCGTGTCAATGTTCTACTGCCACCGGACCTGATTAACCAATTCCGTGTTTTGGCATCAATCATACAGTTTATTTTATAGGGAGGCAATAAATGAAAATAACAGGACGTGTTGAAGTTCTTGTTAATGGAACGCGATTGCTGAATAAGGCCGGGGCAATTGCCTCTGGTCTTGGTATCAGTGGAGAACCGCCGACAGAGCAAAAAGAAGTTATGGGTGACACTGGATTACATGGGTTTATTGAGGAGCCAGTTGTTGCAAAATGTGAGGTTAAAATCACAGATCGTAGCGATGTAATGTTGGATAGTCTGGCCCGTATCAAGGGAAATGGTACTGTCATTTTCCGGACTTTGGGAGGGGGAAAAGTCTACACAATGAAAAATGCCACTTGTGTAGGTAACTTCAAATTGACTGCCGGTGAGGGGGAAACAGAAGTTGCTTTTATTGGGGCATACTGGACAGAGGGTTCAGAATAAATACATAAACCCAAAGGAGGATATATATGAATACAGAAGAGAAATTAACTTTGCCCCTTGCTCATCCAATCACAGTTGATGATGGGAATGGAAATGCCTTCACATTAAATGAAGTCAAGATCGGCAGAATGAAAACAAAACATTTGAAACTTTTGCCCTCAGACTTTATGAAGAAAAAAGGACAGCTGGACCCAATGGGAGTAATTCCACTAT